AAACCAGAATTACCAGCCGCAACACACACATGTACTCCTTCTGCAATTAGTTCTTCTAAATCTGCATCTACTGACGCAATTCTAGTAGGATGATAAGCATAATTGGCTTGACCGTAAAGAATCAATCCATACGTTTCTGCCATATGTTCAATACTACTTTGCCACAATGGGTCTATTGTAGCACCTAAATGTCCATCATCATTATATTCCACACCTCTATATCGTATTCTTTCTACTTCAGCATATGAACCCATTGCTCTAATATAACCCCAACTCATATTGACAATGGTTGGTCTCTTATATCCTGTTTCAGGATCTATTGGTTTATTTCTGTGCCAAAGTTTAATAACATCAAATATATCAGCATCATCTATACTAGTATATGTATACGATTCTCCGAAATCTCCTGGTCCTTCAAGACCTCGTGCTTTAACAGAATAGATTCTGGCATTTTTTGCCCAACCATATGTTTTACTTGCGGCAATTCCAGCACAATGTGTTCCGTGTCCTTCAAAGTCTCTATAATGTAATTCGTGTTGTGTACCAGATAATCCACTTTCTGCATACCAATCTATTTCTTGTACTCTACTAACACCATTCTCGTCTTCAAATTCTGGATGGTCTGGTTGAATTCCTGAATCTTGAATAACAACATCAACTCCCGTACCATCTAAGTTATATGTGAAATCTCCACCTGGATTAATATTGCTTGTGCCATATGGATTTGTGTTTTCCATACATCTACGTATGCCCCAATTAATAGCATTTCCAGAATCAGATGTAGTTTTTTCAAAATTACCAGATTGTGATGCGAAAAAGACCCTTTCAATATCATCTCTGTCTTGAGGTCTCAATTCTACATCAGTAACTCTAGAATCATTTTTCAATTCCTCTGCTTCTTCGTCTGTTAACGAGTAGTGTGTACTTCGTTGACTACCTGGTCTAGGATTGGCTACATCAACTCTTCTACTTGGAATGACGCCTGCGCCTGTAGTATCAATCATTTCTTGATTAAATTGAGCAAAATCAACATCGGGATTTAAAATTACAATATATTCTTTTTCTGCCATTATATTATTCTTAAAATTATACGTTTATAATATTTATCTCATAGACTTAAAATTAAGTAATAAAAAACCCACCGTATAGGTGGGTTTTTATATTCAGTATATAATATATAAAATATTATAGGAATGAAAGGTTGCTTATTGCAATTTTTGAAACGTAGTCAGCCGCATTACCAAGTGATGATGCAGTGTTGTTAAGTTCAACATAGCCGTAACGAGTCATAAATGAAACAACTGGCTCGAAAGTTGACGGATCAACTACAACGCCAGATGACATCAATGGAACGTATGGGCAATAGAACGCAGCCGCGTCTATTTCGCCTGAACCTTTATAGCCAAGTAGTACTGGTGTAGCATCTGAGGCATATGTGTTAACATAAATTCTCATTGTGCCATTTAGAGTACCAACAAACTTAGTGTTTGTAGGTGCTTCAAAAGTACCTTCAGTAGTACGAGCAAATGCTGATGTAGTTGCAGACTGTAGCACAGTTAGTGCCGCAGGTGATACAACTGCCCAGTTTGCCGCGCCTCTACGAGTACGTTGAGCAATTAGGTTTGCTTCTCTGTTCATCATTGTTGCAAGTGCCGCATGTTCGTCACCAACGAAAGTTGGAGTACCTGTAACATTTGTTTGGTCATATGTTGCAGAACCTGTAGCAAGATTGCCTAGTGAACCTAAGATTTCCTGGTCGATTTCAGCAGTGATTTCCATAGCAAGTGCTGCCATGATTTCTGCTTCAACGTCTAAACCGTGCATTGCGTTGGCATCTTGTGCCGCTTCAAATGTCCAACGAGCAGATAGTTTACGAGTTTTCGCTTCAACTGTTTGCTTAAGAACTTGAATTGACATTTTGTTACCTGCATCGCCTTCAAGTGACGCTGTTGCCGCCGGAGCGTTTGTGCCGTCGCCTGAATATGCTTCAGCAATATCAAAAGGTGATAGTGCTTCTGAACCTGCTGTAGTAGAACCTACAGTTTCAGCATATCTTACACGCAATGTGTGGATTTGTCCTACTGGACCAGTCATTGGTTGTACACCAATGATTTCGTTTGCAATTACAGTAGGCATAACACGTCTAATGATTGGTAAAATAACTTTATTTAATGTCGCAATATTACCAGCCTGTGATGCACCTGCTGTAGCACTTTCTGTAAGTGCTGTTTTTGTGTTTTCTAAAACTGAAGACATTACGTCACGCTTATTACCTTCTAGACCATCTAGAAGTGTTTCACGAGTAGTGTCCCAATTTTTTCCTTCGAAAAGATTTTCCATCTTTTTCTCCTGTATCTGGTTAATTATTTCAATCCGGCTAATTTCTTTAACTGGATTATATTGGCATCGTTAGCCTCTGACTCATCAAGTGAACCGATTATCTGTTCTTCTCTGTCGCCAGTGCGTTCTGTTACTTTGCCTTCATTTAACGATTGTTTTGCCTCTGTTGAGACTTCCTCATTCAAAACTGCAGGTAAATATTTCTTAAATGCAGTCTTTAAATTAGTTGTTTTTACTGTTTCAAGTAAATCAACCATTACTGTACGCTTTTCTTTGCCAAGTGGTGCTAAAAGACTTTCCATGACCTTGTTTCTGTCCATTCTGTCTTCTAATACTTTCTTTGCAGTTTCGGCGCCTTTAATGGCTTCTTCTTTCTCAGTAATTGTTTCTTCTAACTTCGCAATTTCAGTAGCAGATTCTTCTAATTTCTTAGTAATCTTAGCAACTTCAGTGTCTTCACTTAATTGTGAAGTCATAAATTCGCCTGCGAATGTGTCAAAAATCTTACGGCCAAACTCGTTTTCTTTAGCCGCTTGAATGTCTTCTTTAAGAACATTCAATTCAGAACGTAAAGCCTTCTCGATAGTATTTTCTACCAATTCTGCTGAACGTTTGATAAATGAATCCTTAGTTTTAGTAAGAATTTCTTTACCTTCTGCTACCATGCGTACTTTAGTGTTAACTAATTCACGCTTATCATTGTGGAACTCTGCAAGTTCACGTGAAAGTTGTTTTACAACGAAATCTTTAGTTCTATCTAAATGTTCGTTAACTTTCGTGCGATCCGCTCTAAGTTCCTTAACTTCTGATGCTAATTGAGAAGTAATGAATTTTTCAAGAAGTTTTGCATGTTCAGAAATTGCTTTCTTATATGCAACACGTTCTGCGATTAGGGCTTCACGGTCTGTTTTAAACTCTTCCATTTCAGTTTTGATTGCAGTATTAAGCATGTTGTCCATTGCTTCTACAATTACTGATTTGTCGTGTTCAAACTTCTGTGCGAATTCTTCACGCAACTCGGCTGTTATCTCCTCTCTTGCTTCATTTATTTGTGCTTCCCAAGCCTCTGATATTTGAGTACTTACTTCTTCACTCAAAACATCAGACTCAAGAAGACCAGCAAGGATTTCATTTTGTGCCATTGTTGGTTCTCCTTCTTCTATTAAAGTTTAAGTTCTCTTATGAACTTAACTATTTCTTTTGACAAGTACTTTTGTGCAGTCTTGTCGTGCTGAACATTTTGTGCAAGTTTCCACGTATCGTAGCCACCTTGCATGTTCATTAATCCTTCGTATATTGCTTTTGGATATGCTTCCGGGGCACTTGGCTGTGCCACAATATCAACTGTGATAATCTCATAATTACTCACTTTACCAGCGTGGTCAACTTCACCAGAACCACGAGATGAGACACCTAAAGTGGCACCTGATTCGATTAGTGTTCTGATAATGTTACCCATTGGTGTAGGAACAATTTTAAGTTTACCAAAGCCGTTCGGACCATCCATCCACATATTTTCAATTATGTGTGAAACACGGTCAACGTTTACTGTCAATTCAGGTGGGTGATCGCACTCGCCTAGAACTGGAAATCCTTCCTTGATTTTTGCTTGGACTGATTCCACTGCTCTTTTGATTTCTTTCACCGGGTATACTCGTTCGTTAGCATTCTTAACGTCACCTTGGACGAAAATGCCTTCCATGAACATACTCTTACTACCATCATCGCTTTCAACGATACGTGATTGTACATGTGCTTGATTATGTGATAATCTTTCAATAAGAACGGTCATTGGTTTCTCCAAAAAGAATTTTTATTTAGGCTTTGCTAGGTGCTGGTGCTTTTTTATTACCAACTGTGTTAACATTGCCTGTTTTCATATCTTCTGCTTTTGCTGAACCGCCTGCTGTGTTACCATCATTTTGCCCAACTGGTCCTGCGTCACTTTCGTCTGCACCACCATCTTTTGCTACTGGTGAATCTTTCTCACCGTCAGCGCCTTCTTTAGCAGAAACTGGAATTGTGTATTCTTCCAATTTTTCTTCTTCTTCTTCGTCTAAATCTTCAGATGTTGCTTCATCAACTTCTTCCTCTTCAACAACTTCCTCAACAAATTCTTCAGGTAGTTCATCTGTAGGTTCTTCGATATCTAAGTCTATATCACCTTCTAGGTCATCTAGGACTTCTTCGCCTTCATCTTCTGCATCATCTTCGCCAGCCATAATTTTTTCAAATTCTGCTTCTAGGTCTGCTAATGCTGATTCTAAGTCTTCGACACGGTCTTCAATTTCTTCTTCAGGTGCTTCTTCATCACTCATTTCTAAGTCATCTTCTGCTTCCTCATCTGAAATATCTTCGTCATCAAAGATTTCTTCATTTTCAATTTCGTCAGAATCTTCTTCGATATCATCGGTTAAAGATTCGACTGTTTCATCAATTTCCTCAAGTTCTTCTTCTACAACGTTGTCGCTTTCGTTAAGAGAATCCTCATGGATTTGTCGTGCTTGTTCAACAACAAAGTCATGTAAAAGCGACTCGGCTTTTTCTGTTTCCTCGTTGATTAACAATTCTAGCACTTGTTCTAGTGTACTTCTTGACATTATAAGTCTCCTTAAAAATCTTATTCATAGCCACTATATTGCGGCAGGGTTATAGAAACGAACATACAAATACCATACCCATAACTAATATATGGTAAAAGTGAGTTTCATACACAAGTATTTATAGGGATTATGGTCGTATATTGAGAAAATACTCGGAAATGAGCGATTATTGGCGTTTTTGAGGGAGCCAAAGATATTTAGCGTATCGTTGTGTGTGATAAAGTAATACTTTATCTTGTAATATATTGTGTTAATTTCACAAAAAGATACAAATTATATTTCTAAATCAGAGGGGCCAGATGGGGCTTCTGATGGTCCATATTGTTGTTTTATTTGTTGGGCCTCTGCACTTTTTTGATGTTTTCTATATTCCCTTATCTTTCTTAGTTTAGAAAGATGGGCAAGAGTCAACCGAATTTTACGTGTATCTGTAAGGTCAATACTGTTAAATTCGTCTTCTTCAGGAGAATAATTTTCATTTATTTCTATATATTTCATAATAGTATTTATGCGTTATCGTCTGTGTCTGTGTCTGTATCAGCGTTTTCGGCGCCTGATATAGGAGACTCTGTGCCTGAGAAATCTTCGTCTGCATCATCTAAATCATCTGCATCAAAATCTTCTCCACCATCAAAGTCGCCGCCCGATGGACCTGGAGATGCTCCTACGCCTTTAAGTGTGTCTTCACTTTGTGCGAGAGGATCATCTACATTGCGTTCTTCTTTCCACAACATTGCATTTTCTAAAACTTCTTCTTCAGATAGTCCTAAGAAACGTTTCATTGCAAAACGCTTACTAATGTAATCTGCGCCTTCAATACTTGTAAAGACATTCATTGCTACTTGGTCTACTTCTGCTTGACGATACTTACCGAAGTTCTGAACAACATTAAATGACAAATCAAAAGAACTACTTTCAATCAAAACACCACGATGTTTTAAGAACATCTTAAATTCGTTATCTAGTTCTTCAACAATAAGTTGTTGTAGTCTTTCACAATACTTTGTAAA